ATTTTAAGAAAGGAGCCAAACAAAATGGCAACCAAACGACATTCGAATGTGAACGAATCAAAACAATTCACAGACAATGTAAATGCGAACAATTTTGGTCGGTACTTCGAATTACCCAATCCAGGTTTGCGGGCATATTTTGAACATGTTCGTGCTGGAAATGACGACGAGTATCGTACCCCCTTCTTTAAGGGTAAGTCACTTGAAGAGATTCTGCAAGGGTGGGAAAAGACTCTATGTTCACTCGAACATACGTGGCCCTCTCTGTTGGAATTCGAAAATGACTTGCGTAAGAAGGTCGGACCTATGTCAATCATGAAGCCTTTAAAGGACAGAATGGATGACATAGATTCTTACTATGACTCTATTCTCCTTGAGTCAAAGCCAATTTCACTTGATGCTGTCGCAGCAACAGTGAAATGGTTCGAGCCCTTGCGCGGGCTCAGGTTACGCGATCAGCGTAATACGATCGATGTTATGAAGAAATCAACCAATAGCGGTTCTCCATTCTTCACCAAACGTCGGAACGTAGTTGACAAAACATATCCCTGTGAGCTTGAGACTCTTCCGATTCCGGATGTGGTCCAAATTCTGAGACGCTCTGAATGGGATGCTTGTGCAGTATTAGGATGGCGTGGTCAGGAAGGCGGTCCTACTGCAGCCGATGTTAAACAGCGAGTGGTCTGGATGTTTCCCTTTGCAGTTAACATTGAAGAACTACGTCTTTATCAGCCTATGATTGAAACATGTCAAAAGTTCAATCTAGTCCCTGCTTGGGTTGGCATGGACGCTGTTGATAAGGAGATTACACAACTATTTGACACCAAAGGAAAAGATGATCTTGTTATCTGTACTGACTTTTCCAAATTCGACCAGCACTTTAATGGCGATATGCAGGATTGCGCTTGGCGTATCCTGAATGAGTTGGTTACTCCTAGTCCCAGTGCTATGTATTGGTTGAATGAAGTATTTCCAGTTAAGTATGAGATACCTCTTGCATACGACTGGAACACCATCCGTTATGGCAAACACGGTATGGGAAGTGGTTCCGGAGGCACTAATGCTGACGAAACTATAGTTCATCGCGCCTTACAGTACGAGGCTGCTTTGTTACAGGGCAAGCAATTAAACCCTCATTCTATGTGTCTCGGTGACGATGGCTTACTTAGTTATCCGGGAATTACAGTAGATGATGTAGTGCAGGCATATGCTAGCCACGGTCAGGAGATGAACCCTGACAAGCAATATGCAAGCAAACAAGACTGCGTATACTTGCGTCGGTGGCATCACAAGGATTACAGAGTGGACAATGTATGCGTAGGCGTTTACTCAACCTATCGAGCGTTAGGTAGGTTGGCTGAACAAGAACGCTACTATGACCCTGAGGTGTGGGGTCCTAAAATGGTAGCACTGCGACAACTCTCGATTTTGGAGAACTGCAAGTATCATCCTTTACGCGAAGAGTTCGTGGCCTATTGCATGAAAGGGGATAAGTACAGATTGGGTATTGACATCCCAGGTTTTCTTGATCATATTGAAGATGAAGCAAAGAAAGCTACTGACTACATGCCAGATTTCCTCGGCTACACCAAATCCATGCAAATGGAAGGCCGATATAACGAAGAACGCACCGGTATCGAGAACTGGTGGATAGTCCGTTATTTGAAATCCATCGCTTAACGTTGGGG